TACACCAATAGAATGCGAACGATTACAAGGCTTTCCTGATAATTGGACTAAGTACGGAAAAGAGAAAGGATTAATATCAGATAGTCAGAGATATAAAATGTGTGGTAACGCCGTAACGGTTGATGTAGTAGAAGCCGTGGCAAAAAGAATTAAATTAGTATTATGAGAATAAACACGCTAGACAAATTATCGCAACGAATAAATGACGAGTTCGGAGTAAACATATTCAAGAACACCCGCAAAAGAGAAGTAGTAGACGCACGCTCGGTATTTTGCCACATAGCAAGACACAACTACAATATGGGTCTAGAAGCCATAGCAGAGTATTTTGAAAGAAACGGTAAGCCCTACGATCACTCTACTGCGGTTCACGCTATAAAGATGTTCGAGGTGGTGAAGAGGTTCAATCCAAGAGCCGAGCAAATAGTAAACGAAGTGTTAAAAGACACCGACCAAGACGCGTACGCTAAATACCTAATAGACGAAATAATAGACATAGCCGACGACCACGACAAAGCAAGAATCGTTAAAATACTAAACTCGGTCTATACCAGATCAATCGAAAAAAATAAAGCCCAAGTATGATAGAAGTATTAGAGTTACGTTGCATCTTAGAGGAAGGTCAGCTAGTAAAACAGATAATGACCGGAAGCCTCATAGTTATGATTATAGAAGCCGGTGTCTGCATCACCGCAATAGCGAGATATTACATACGCTAACAAAATTGTTAATTAACACGTTAAACGAATATGCCACTACCTATTCCAAGACCCAAAGAATCAAAAGAAGATTTTATACAACGTTTTATGGGAGACGCTAAGATGATAGCAGAGTTTCCAAATGAAAAACAACGTTACGCAGTAGCAATCGAAACCTGGAGAGATAGATGAAAAGGCTAGTTAAAATCGGTACGGTAAAACCGAACCCAAATAATCCACGGTTAATAAAAGACCATAAGTTTAAAAAACTCGTACAGTCTATTAAAGACTTTCCGCAGATGCTAGAAAAGCGACCGATCGTTGTAGATGAGGATATGGTTGTCCTTGGCGGTAATATGCGTTTAAAAGCTTGCTTTGATGCCGGAATAAAAGAAGTATGGATCGATGTAGCTTATAATTGGACAGAAGAACAAAAGCAAGAGTTTATAGTTAAAGACAACGTAGGCTTCGGAGAATGGGACTGGGATCTATTAGCAAACGAATGGGATCCGATCAAACTTGAAGAGTGGGGTTTAGACCTGCCGGATATGTTTGAGGACGAACCCGAAGCACAAGATGACGACTACCAGGAGCCAGAAGATTTACAGATTGACGTAGTGAGAGGCGACCTAATAGAAATAGGACACCACCGACTACTTTGCGGAGATAGTACATCAACGGACGATTGGGCAAAACTAATGCAAGACGAAATGTGCGATTTAGTTGTAACCGATCCTCCATATAACGTGGATTATCAAGGCGGAACTGGTTTAAAGATTATGAATGATAAAATGAGCAATGATGAGTTCTATAAATTCTTATACGATTTTTATGTAGCTCTCGGATCATACACGAAACCCGGTGGTGCTTGGTATGTATGGCACGCAGATTCGGAAGTCGTTAATTTTAGAGGCGCAATGCAAGAGGCCGGGCTATTATTAAAGCAATGTTTGATCTGGGTAAAGAACCGTCTAGTAATGGGACAACAAGACTATCATTGGAAGCACGAACCTTGTCTTTACGGTTGGAAACCTGGAGCATCGCACAATTGGTTTTCTGATAGAAAACAAACGACAGTTCTAGAATTTAACCGTCCATCGATAAACGGAGAACACCCAACGATGAAACCGGTTGAATTAATATCATATCAAATACAAAATAGCAGTAAAAAGAATATGTTAGTATCGGACGGGTTTTTAGGATCCGGAACAACTATGGTCGCAGCACATCAGCTTGATCGTAAGTGTTACGGAATGGAACTCGATCCGAAATATTGCCAGGTTATAATAGACCGTATGCAAAAGTTAGATCCAAACGTTGAGGTAAAAATCAACGGTGAACCGTATAAAAAATGATAACGTTCTTTTAATTTTTTCTCTTGAATTGTTTAATTTCTAATTTTTATAATTTTAAAACGGATTCTCTATCCAAGGAGATTGTCAATACAAGGTTGTAATCAGTAAAACAGAGCAGGTTTTGATCGTTTCCTGCTCATTTACTAAAAAACTAAAATCTATGCCTAGAAACATAACAGACCGAGAGCTTATTAATTATTACACTAACGTAGAAAGCAATGCCAAAGATTTGGAACATAAAGCCTACGCTAGACTAATGATTGAGAAGATAAGAAACAGACAAAGCCTAAACTGCAAAACGAATACTTCTCCGTACTTCAGCCTTGAAACCGGAAAGATATACGAGAATATAGAAGAAGCCGCAAAAGAATTAGGTAGAGCAGTCGGCTCGGTTTATTCGAATACGAAAGCAAGCGGACTAAAAAGAATACGTTTATAAAAATGGACAAAACTGAACAACATAAAAAAGCAATGCTTGATGCCCTAGAGAAGTCTTTAGGGGTTGTTACTACTGCCTGCAAATCGGTGGGTATCGGACGGACAACGCATTATATGTGGTTAGACGAAGATCCAGAATATAGGGCAGCAGTTGAAAGCATATCTGACGTGGCGATAGACTTTGCCGAGAGCAATTTGCACAAACAAATTAAAGGCGGTAATTCCACGGCCACGATATTCTATTTAAAAACAAAAGGTAAAAATAGGGGTTACGTAGAGCGACAAGAATTTGATGTCAAAGGAGATAATTACTTTAGAGTCGAAGTGATACGTAATGAAGAAGATACAGACTAATGTTATATTCGATCACCTAGAACTATCTAAGAAGCGAATCATCATTGAACAAGGTGGTACTCGCTCCGGTAAAACCTATAATATAATCATCTGGATCATCTTCGGATACTGTATGCGCCAAACGGGCAAAACAGTAACGATCGCCAGAAAAACCTACCCGGCTCTCCGTTCTACTGCAATGCGGGACTTTATAGGTCTATTAAAAGAATACGATCTATACTCTGAATTAAATCACAATAAGTCGAGCAGCCAATATATGCTCAACGGAAACCTAATCGAGTTTATATCGCTAGATCAACCGACCAAGGTACGAGGACGCAAAAGAGACCTGCTATTTATAAACGAAGCTAACGAGTTATTCTTTGAGGATTGGCAGCAGCTTATCTTTAGAACAACGGGCAAGATCATCTTAGACTACAATCCATCGGACGAATTCCATTGGATATACGAACGCGTTAAGACACGAGAGGACGCAGACTTTTATATAACTACCTATAAAGACAATCCGTTCCTGGAGCCAGAGATCGTTAAAGAGATCGAGAGGCTAAAATACACAGACGAGAACTATTGGAAGGTTTATGGACTCGGACAAGTCGGAGCCGCTAAGTCGTTAATCTTTACGATCAACCTAGTGGATACAATACCCGACAATGCTAAACTACTCTCGTATGGTATGGACTTCGGGTTTACAAACGATCCTACGACACTAATGGCGGTTTACTTACACGACACTAATCTTTATATTAAAGAGCTATTATATCGCACCGGAATGACGAATCAAGACATCACTAAAGAATTAGAACGGTTAGGCATAGGACGTAGAGATGAGGTGTACGCGGACAAGGCCGAGCCAAAGAGTATCGAGGAGATCTACCGAATGGGGTGGAATATTAAAGGCGCAGATAAAGGCCCAGGAAGCGTTAATATAGGAATCGATATGCTAAAGCGTTATCAGCTTAACGTAACAAAGGACTCGGTAAATACGATCAAAGAATTTAGGAATTATAAGTTTAAAGAAGATAAAAACGGAAACGTGCTGAACGATCCGGTCGATATGTTTAATCACAGTATTGACGCAATACGCTACGCTACGTATTCTAAGTTATCTAAACCTAACTACGGTAAATACGCTATCAGATAAAAATTTTTATTAAAAGTTTGTCGATTAAATAAAAAGATGTATATTTGGGTATAACAAATTAGATATGGAATACTACAAAGAACTTTACGAACACGCAAGAGCAGAAGGTATGACCAACGCAAAAAGGAAAGGCCGAGCTCAAGGTAACATTTTGATAGCAGACGCAATGTTATCAGCAATGGACGCGTATATGGATCCGGATCACTTCCAAGATCAAATCACGCAAGTAAGAAAACATATAATGAAAGCGTATAACGAATTAGACAACAATGTATAGAAAATACCTTATCAATCTCGTGATACAAAGCA